GAAGGCAACCTGCAAGGCATAGAAGATACGATAGTGGCTGTGTTTGGTCTATTAGCCGCTAGCAGTATTGTATTTAACGTTACCGCTGTAACTGCACCTAGCGTTTTAACGCTACCTAGCGGCGACTTACTAACAAGTGATTTACAAATATCCGTACTAACGAGCTGGAGCTAAAATGGCACTAACAGATGAAGATAAAAAGTTTTTAATCAAAATAGGCCAAGAATTGCCTATAGAGGTTAAAGAAACAAAAAAACAAAAAGAAACACCCACAGAAACACCGACACTACAGAAAGAGGAATAACTAATGGCCATATTTTTATCTAATGGCGTAGTAGTAACGCTTAACAGCGTGGCCTTATCAGACCACGTTACTAGCGCAACTATCAACCGCTCATTTGATGAACTTGAAGTAACAGCTATGGGTAAGTCATATTGCCCGGTTATTGCGTAAGCAAATAACATGAATTGCGCTATATCGGTGAAGGCCGCCAAGAAAACGGTTAATACCGAGGCAACCTGCTTAGGCAGAGAGTCCGTAACGACTACACGCGCAACCCCTAGAAATAGGGTGAAGATATAGTCTGAACTGCATCAATGGTAAAGATGCAGAGGTAAACAGAAATGCTTTACCCGCCGCAAGGTAGTAACAAATTGGATACAGCTCACAAGTTTGTCAAAGGTTTAGAGGCAAGCACTATCACGCTTGATTTTTTAAACGATACGGCAGCATCAAACGTACTTGCAACCTTGCAAGCCGCGTGGGGTACTACTGTACCGCTAACATTAAAACAAACTAGCGCGGTAATATCTGCAACTAACCCAGAATATCAAACTACAGTACTAGTTAATAACACTACAGATATTAACGGCGCTGTTGGCGATATTTCTACACAGAGTATTACCTTTACCTGTAACTCACCTATCGTAGTAGACGTAACACAATAACCACTAGACAAAGGGGCAACAATGGCAAAACTTAAAATAACAAGGGCAGACGGCAGCGTAACCGAGCATAAGATTACGCCCCGTATTGAGTATGCCTTTGAGATGTATGCAAAAAAAGGTTTTCACAAAGCCTTTAGAGATGATGAAAAACAGAGTGACGTTTATTGGCTTGCTTGGGAGTGTTTACGCACTAGCGGGGAAGTAGTAAAAAGTTTTGGGGCAGATTTTCTAGAAACCTTAGCTAAAGTTGAGGTACTAGATGATGACCCTTTGGAATAGTGGGGCGCGGTAGCTTTGGCTATCTAATCGCACAAGTGGCGGTAGAAACAGGCATAGCGCCCCAGTATTTATTAGACTTAGATGATGTAATGTTTAAGAATATATTAAAGGTTTTAACAGACAGAGCTAAGGCGGTGCAAGATGCCAACAGAGTTAAGAGGCGCTATTGAAGCGCGCAAAGCTCTAAAAAAGTTTGAGCCCGATTTAGCAAAAAGCATACAAAAAGAAATGGCTACTTTGCTAAAACCTATTGCTAAAATAGCACAAGGTTTTATACCTAGCACAGTTTTAAGCGGCTGGTCTAAGCCTTTATCTAGTGAGGCAATAAATTATAGGCCGTTTCCTAAATTTGATTTAAGCGCTGCTAAAAAAGGCATAGGTTATAGAACTAGCCCTAGCAAGCCTAATAGAAATGGGTTTAGAGCTTTAGCGCGCATAGTAAATACCAGCGCTGCCGGCACAATATACGAAACTAGCGGGCGCAAAAACCCACAAGGCAGGCCACAGGGCAACACTAAAGATAGCTCACAAAGCCTAAACCCTAACGCTGGTAAACAATTTATAGATGCGCTAGATGCTACAGGGCGCATAGTAGATGCTAACAATATGACGGGGGCAGGGCGTAGGTCTAATAAAATGAAAGGCCGCGCTATTTATAGAGCGTGGGCTGAAGACGGCGGCAAGACTAATGCAGCTGTGTTAAAAAGCATACAAAAAACTAAAGATTTATTTAATAAAAATATGGCACAGGTACGCTAATGGCTGTAGACCCACAAGTAGTAGTAAATATAGCTTCTGAGTTTACAGGTAAAAAAGCTTTTAATGAGGCTGGTAAAGCTACCTCTAAATTAGACAAGAATATAAAAAACTTAGCTAAAGGTTTATTAGCAGCGTTTAGCGTTAGGGCTATAGTCAATTTTGGCAAAGAGTCTGTAAAAGCATTTCAAGATGCAGAAAAAGAAGCGGCGCAATTACGCACGCAGCTAGATTCATTAAACTTAGGTTTTGCTGCCCCGTTTATAGGGCAGTTTATAGACAAGTTAGCCCTAGCTACAGGCAAGGCAGGCGGCGAGCTCAACGCCGCGTTTATTAGCCTTTCACAAGGTACGCAAAATGTTACAGATGCACAAAAATTATTAAACGTTGCTTTAGATGTAAGCGCTGGTACGTCTACAGATTTAAAGACAGTAACTACAGCGTTACAGCGCGCCTATTTAGGTGATGTAAACGCCTTAGCACGTTTAAGAATTGGCTATACTACAGCTAATTTAGCCGGGCGTGATTTTGATAAGGTTCTAACAGAGATAACAGAAAAGTTTAAGGGCTCATCTAGTCAAGCTGCCGACACTTTAGCAGGCAAAATGGCCAGGCTATCGGAAGCTACAGAACAGGCTAAAGAAGCATTTGGCGCAGGCTTTGTAAAAGGCTTAGAAAATACGGGCGTAGCTGTAGAAGATTTACAAAAAGATGTTATCAGCTTAGGTGATGCGTTTGGTTATGCAGCAGGTCAGGCTACAGGTTTCTTTTCACAGACTTTTAACGATTTACTTAAATATTTTGAGACAGATGAAGGCGCAATAGCAAAATTGGCACGAAGCCTTATTAAATTGCAAATTGATGACCCTGCAAAAATACGCACGGCGGCACGTATCAGACGGCAAATCTTTAGACAAGAACAAGAAAATCTGAAAAAAAATCTAACACTAACAAAGGCTTTAACTAAAGAAAAGAAAGACCAACTAGCCCTAGATAAAGCCGCCCTAGCTTTAGGCAAGGGTGAAGATATATTTGATTTAGATAAAATACAGGTACAGGCAGCGCTATTAGCTAAACAAGATGAAATAAACAAACTAGGCGTTAATGCTACAGACCAGCAAAAACTACAGCTAGCTAATGACCTAACGCGCTTATCTATTAAACAAACTATGGCACAGTTAGAAGATGCTATAGCCGTAGCACGAGCGGCAACTACAGAAAAAGAAAAAGAATTAGCAATGATAGAGGTACAACGCCTAGCTAAAAAACTAAATATGGATTTAGAAGTTCTAGGTGTAATGCAAAAACAAGAATTTAAGTTAAAAGATATAGAAAAAATAATAAATAGTTTTATGCCAAAAAAGTTAATTGATATAGATAATTTAGACCAAGCTTTATTACTACTAGGTAAAATGGCAGGGCTTAAAATAACACCTAGTACAACTACTACGACTACTACGACTACTACTACGCCTATTACTACGCCTACTACTACGCCTATTACTACGCCTACTACTACGCCTATTACTACGCCTACTACTAAGCCTATTACTACGCCTACTACTACGCCTATTACTACGCCTACTACTACGCCTACTACTACGCCTATTACTACGCCTACTACTACGCCTATTACTACGCCTACTACTACTACTACGCCTACGACACCTGACACAATTACCACCATAATTAATGATGCTGTGGCAGCTATATCTAGTAGTGAGTTTGCCGGCACTTCATTGGCTAACCCTGCCAATATACTTTTTAGCGCTAGTTTAACAGCGCAATTAGAACAAATTATGGCAGGTTTTGCCGAAACTAATCAATTAGCGGCAGACCGTTACACAGCACAATTAGAAGAAATTACCGCTAGAAATATTTTAACTAATAACTTAGCGGCTGATAGATATACAGCTATGCAAAATTATTATGTAACGGTAAACGCAGGAGCTATAGGTAGTGAGGATTTAGTAAACAAAGCTGTACAAGATGCTATTTTAGCTATTGAGCGCAAGGGTGACCCGTTGCGTTACACCGGTGGGCTATGACCCTGCCAGTAATAAACGCTGTTATTAACTTTAGTACCGGGCCTAGCTTCGCTCAAGCTATGATTTTAGATACAGGCATATTAGATACAAACGTGCTAGCAGATAGCGCGGCAGTAATTGTAGATGTGTCTAACGTAGTAGATACAATACAAACAAATAGAGGCCGTAACCCACAGGCCGACCAATTCCAAACAGGTACGCTAACTATGCGTATTGTGGACCAAACAGGCGCGTTTAACCCACAAAATTTAAGCGGGCCATACGCAGGGCTTTTAGACCCTATGCGTAAAGTGCAGATAACAGCTACTTACGCTAGTACTACCTACCCTATCTTTAGCGGCTTTATCACTAGCTACACTACTACTACACCTAAAAACGCAGATGAGGTTACTTATACCACGATTACGGCGGTAGATGCGTTTAGACTTGCCCAAAATGCACAGATAGCAACAGTAGCAGGGGCAACCGCTGGAGATTTGAGCGGTACGCGTGTTAATCAAATATTAGACCAGATAGGCTGGCCTAGCTCTATGCGTGACGTAGATGCAGGGCTAACTACAATGCAGGCAGACCCCGGCACAGCGCGCACTAGCCTTGCAGCCCTTAACACAGTAACCCTAAGTGAGTACGGGGCTTTTTATGTAGATGCTACAGGCTCGTTTGTCTTTCAAGATAGAAACGTGACCACGGCTAGCATAGGCGGTACACCTACCGTGTTTAACGATAACGGCACAGCTATAGGCTATTTCAACGCTGTTTGGCGCTTAGATGATACGTTGGTATTTAACGCGGCTAGCATTACCCGTACAGGCGGTACTACGCAGGTAGCTACAGATGCAGCCTCTATTGCCAAGTACTTTACACATAGCTATAACCAACAAAATCTACTAATGCAGACAGACGCGGTAGCCCTAGATTACGCTCAAGCCTATGTAGCTAGCCGTAAAGAAACCTCTATAAGATGTGATGCCATTACCCTAGATTTATACACAGATAACTATAATGCCGGCATAATCGCGGCCCTAGACCTTGATTTTTTTGACCCTATAACTATTACTACAAACCAGCCAGGCTCATCTACCTTAACTAAAACTTTGCAGGTGTTTGGCGTATCTATGGCAATTACGCCCGGCAGCTGGAAAACGACACTAACAACACTAGAGCCGATAATAGACGGCTTTATACTAGACTCTGCTATATACGGCCTGCTAGATACAGGCGTTTTAGCCTACTAAGGGGGTAACAATGGCAGCGGGCTTAGGATTTAAGACCTTCACTACAGGTGAGGTATTAACAGCCGCGGACGTAAACGGCTATTTAATGCAAGGTATTTTAGTTTTTGCTACTGAGGCTGCGAGAAACTCTGCAATAACTAGCCCACAGGAAGGGCAATTTGCATTTACAAAAGATACTAACACTACTTGGTATTACACAGGCAGCGCGTGGGTAGTCAGCGGAGCAACAGGTGATATAGAGGGCATAACTACAGGCACAGACTCAGGGCTATCAGGCGGCGTTACTAGCGGTACAGCTGTACTTAGATTAAAACTAGAGTTTGATGCAGAAACAGGCACTACATATACGCTTTTAGCAGCTAACCTTAATCAGCTAGTAACTCTAAACAATGCCAGCGCAATAACTCTAACTGTGCCACCGTCTGTCTTTAGCGCAGGTGATGTAATAAATATAGCTCAGATAGGCGCAGGCCAAGTAACTGTATCGCAAGGCGCAGGCGTAACTATTAATTCAACAGGTGCCACAGCAACAGCGCCTAAACTACGCGCTAGATATTCTGCCGCCTCTATTATCTGCACCGCTTCTAATACATTTTTGGTAGTAGGAGATATAGCGTAATGAGTTTACTCGGGATTATTGCTAGTCAGAATTATCCAAGAACTGTAACAATAGATTATTTAGTAATTGCTGGTGGCGGTGGTTCTGGCAGGGGTTCTGGCAGTTTAGGTGGCACAGGCGGCGGTGGTGCAGGTGGTTATCGTAATTCGGTAACTGGTGAAACTACTGGCGGTGGGGGTTCGGCTGAGAGTTCAATTAGTATTTCATTAAATACAAATTACACAGTAACAGTAGGCGCTGGCGGTGCTGGTCAAACAGGTTCAACAGGGCGCGGAAGTAATGGGGCAGATTCAGTATTTAGCACAATTACAGGAACAGGTGGCGGTGGAGCTGGAGTAGGTAATAGCGGATTGATTAATGGATTAAATGGTGGCTCTGGTGGTGGCTCTGGTGGAACTGGAGCAGGTGGAGCGGCATCATCTCCAACGCAAGGCTACGCTGGTGGAAGCACAGGCTCAGGAAATTACGGCGGCTCGGGTGGCGGCGGTGCTGGCGGTTTAGGTCAAAATGGTGGCAGTGTTGAAGGCGGTAATGGTGGAGCTGGTTTAAGTTCTTCAATTACAGGTTCATCAGTAGCAAGAGCAGGCGGCGGTGGGGGAACTGATAATGATTCAACTGCTGGTGGAACTGCAACTGCTGGTGGCGGAAATGCTGCTACTAATTCAGCAAGTGGAACTGGAACAGCTGGAACTGTAAATACAGGCGGGGGCGCGGGAGCTTCAGGATATGATAACAAAGACGGCGTAAATGGTGGTAGCGGTGTAGTAATTTTGCGTTATCCAGACAGCCGAACAATTACTATCGGTGCTGGTCTAACAGGAACAGAAAGTGCAGCAAGCGGTGGATACAAGCGAGCCACCATAACCGCTGGCACAGGAAATGTGAGTTGGGCATAATGGCACATTACGCATTTTTAGATGAAAACAATATAGTAACTGAGGTTATTACTGGCATAGATGAATTCAAACTAATAGAAGGTTTAGACACCGAAACTTGGTATGGCAATTTCAGAAGTCAAACTTGTAAACGCACTTCTTACAATGGCAATATCCGTAAAAGATTTGCTGGTGTAGGTTTTAGATATGACCCTGTGGCAGATGTATTTATTGCGCCACAGCCATATCCGTCTTGGACTTTAGATAATGATTTTAATTGGCAACCGCCAACACCTAGACCCGAGGGAATAGGTTGGGACTGGAACGAGATAGAGCAGGCTTGGATAGATGCTAACGAGCTATAACGGTTGGCCTGCCAGCAAAGACCCGGCAGAGATAGGTATAAAAAGTTACCCCGTGCCGGGCACTAAAATTAAATTAAGATGCGCTGAGGCTGTAGCACCGTTATTAGTAGGTTTTGCCGCTGAGTTTCACGCGCTGATAGAGCCAATAGATGAAGGCGGCCTAGATGACTGGGGCTATGCGTTTCGTATGGTACGCGGTAGCACAGACCGCCTTAGCTGCCATAGCAGCGGCACAGCAATAGACCTAAACGCGACTAAACACCCGCTAGCAGCTGTAGGCACGTTTCCAGCTGATAAAGTGCCAATGCTTAGAGCGCTAGCTAAAAAGTATGGCCTAACGTGGGGCGGGGATTACCGTAACCGTAAAGATGAAATGCACTTTGAAATAAGCGTAAATGCTAAAAAAGCCGGTAAGATAATCCTAAAGTTAGGGGTAACAAATGCCAATTAGCACGCAGGTAACTATAACTACAACCGCTAGCATTATTGTATCTGCCAATTCTTACAAAAATATTTATTTACATAATTTAGGCGGTGGAGCTATTTATTTAGGCGGGTCAAACGTAACTACTAGCAACGGCTATAAGTTAGATAACGGCGATAAACTAAGTCTTATTATTGGGGATACAGAGGCATTATATGGCGTTGCTGCTAGCGGTACTCATACGTTAGCGGTACTTGCACAAAAATAACTAAGGGGCATTTAGGAGCAAAAATGAACAAGAAAAAACTAGAGGCGGCTGCGTGGAGCTATGGGCGCGCCGCGTTAGCAAGCGTTGCAGCTCTATACTTATCCGGAATTACAGACCCTAAAATATTGGCTAACGCCTTTATTGCCGGTTTGATAGGCCCGTTAGTTAAAGCATTACAGCCTAACGAAAAGCAATTTGGATTAGGCGCTAAATAGTGCGAGCCCTGCTAGGGGCTGTGGTACTTACAATGCTCTTAGCAGGGTGTAGCTATGACGGCTGGGTAAGGTATCCGTGCCAAAACTATAAAAACTGGGAAAAGCCAGAGTGTAACCCGCCTCAATGCAGAGCAACGGGCATATGTACAGAGGACTTAATTAATTCTAATGAGTAGACAACCTACAAAATTAACGCCCGAGGACATACACGCCCGGCTAATCTTTTTCATAGGCGCGGTGTTAGCTGTAACCTTTTTAACTATAACCACAGGCGCGGTATATGCCCTAGTCTTTGTAACACAGCCCATAGGGGCGCAAGCGCCAAACGATAGAGATTTTATACAGCTGTTACAAACCCTAGCTATATTTTTAACAGGCGCTCTAGGCGGGGTACTTGCTGGTAATGGGCTCAAATCTAAGGCTGATAAAGACACAAAGAAAGACACGCCGCTAGAAAGCTAGCAATATGTCGCAGGCATAGGTCATACTTTTACTACACGCTGAGAGGGCTACTTAGTGTAGTAGTTTTATCAGCCTTAACAAAGGGTGATTTATGTTAGCTGATTTAGCAGTAATTACATTAACAGTACTAATAGTAGGGCTATTTATGTTAGCTGCCTACCGAACGGGATACCGTGAGGGCCACGGTGACGGCTACCTAAGAGGGCGCAATATAGCTAAGGCGCTTAAAGAGGTGACTAAATGAGCTTTTTAGACGGCTACGAAGATGTAAACGCAAGAATTAAAAGAGCCCGGGCAGAGTTTCCAGGGTTACGCTTAGTAGCGTACATAGAAGACATAGACATAAAAAACGGCTATATTTTAGTTAGAGCTGAGGCCTATAAAAACTATGAAGATGATAAACCAAGCGCTGTAGATTATGCCCTAGAGGTTAGGTCAGACCGTGGCGTAAACGCTAATTTTTGGGTAGAAAATTGCGTGACCAGTAGCTATGGGCGTTGTATTGGCTTGCTTACCCCGGGCGGTGCAGGCAGGCCTACTAGGCAAGATATGGAGAAGGTAGAGGCTATCCAAGCGCCATTACAGACACGCGGGGCGGGCGGTGCAGTACCTAGCGCCGCTGAGTCTATAAGTGCCCTAAAAGCCAAACTAGGGGCAGAGCCAATGCCAGAGCCGCCAATATGTAAACACGGTCATAGAGTGCTAATAGAGGGTTTGTCTAATAAAACAGGCAAGCCATATAAAGGCTATTTATGCCCCGATAAAGTCAAAGCTAACCAATGCGAGCCTGTATGGCTAAGGCAGTATGGCGATAAATGGCTAAATCCCAATGACCACGCAGAGGTTTTATTAGAGGCGGGGCGTAACCTAGACCCGATAGCAGAGCGTGAGCCTGTTCCAGATGAGCTATTAAGCGATACAGAGAGGGCTAACCGTGCAACCAATTAGACAGACAGAGTTAGGTTTAGAGCGTGAAGCAAAGGTAGCTAACTACCTAACTACAGTATACCCGTGGGTATTGACGGCTACGCCTAAGTACTATTTTACCGATTTCCATATAAACGAAAAACAGGGCAACGGCTTTGAGAGCTACATAGGTGATTTAGAGGTTTTATGGTGTAATTACTCTTATACACAGCCTACTTTTGTAGCCTATACAAAGCTGCAACAAATGAGCATATTGCCTCTGTTCAAAGACTTAGAAAGCGCCTATCACCGGCTAGTCTTTAGGTTTACAGACGGCCTATTTATAGTGCCTGTAGAGGCTTTACAGCCATTTAGGCCTATTGTACATAATCACTTTGTCCGTGAAGATGTAACAAAGTTGGTAGTACGCCTAGAGCTTGCTAATTATATGCAATTTCATCACCCGATAATTATTAGATAATGGGGTTACAAACTATGCTTTATATTGAGGCTAGATGCAGACAATGCAAAACCGTAACGCTACAGCTTGAACGCGTAGTATCTGACCACCTACCACCTAACGTTAAATGCCTACAATGCACTAGATGTGGGCTGCTAGATATAACGTTGGTAGATGTGGATAACGCTAGGCAGGTACGCAATTAAGTTATCCACAGAGGCTAAAAACCTGTGGACAACACGCCCGAGCCCTGCTCAAGTTATCCACAATTTAACTAAATGCTTGACCTATCGGGTACGCTGTCTGCGCGGAACGCAAGCCCCGAAGGGCGCTAGCTTGCGAACGCTGCGACAGCTAGGGCTACAGTTATGCCTATGTATAGGCTTGCTATCTTTACAGACCTTACCCGTAAAGGCTGATATAAACGCCACAGATGCTT